TGTTAGTTCCTTACCATGCAACGGTGAGAAGTCAAACTGACTGGCTGACTTACGAGACAACATACCCGCTCCGCCCATAGTACATGTAGCTGTAAATCCCATCTCATTAAGAGCATCAGCACATTTTTCACCCTCAACCCAGATAACTTTCTCAGAAGCAGAAATGTTCGGTATATTATATAACGGTCTGACATCAGGCATTTTGGGATAAGGATTAGTACCAGTAAACTGACGAAACTCTTTCTTAGGCTTACCGTGATCGTCCATTACAGGATTACCAGCACCATCTCTCATGTTGTATCGCCTGACCATACAAAGTATTTCCCCATCTGCATTTAAATACAAATGTTCGGTATCAAATGGTGTGTTTACATTAATCTGCTGACGCAAAGACCTGTTGATAATCGGTGGTTCAGACTGTTCATCTCTTACAAATCTTGGTGAATCGTCCAGATAGTTTCCGAACAATTCTTTAATTTCAGGTAAACGCATGCCTCTACCTTCCATTAATATCTTTACAATACCTCCGATACCAGACGCACCGTTAAAGTCCTGACCCTTCATAAAGTATGGTGATCTAGGATTTATATCTATCTTTAACGACTGACCAGCCTCTCCTGATAATGAACCGATAGAGAATTGATCCCCACGAACAACACCGTTTGGATATGTGTTTCTAAGTTCATCTATCTGTACCTCTGGCGGTACTTTCTGACTAATTAGTTCTACTAATTCATGTGAGTTCATCTCACGATTTTTATTGCCAAGTCTAATTATACTCATTATTATATCCTTACTTCATTGGCTGAAGTAATAGGCGACATTTGTTTGTTTCTCTTCGTCTCATGTCGCCTATTTTAACTCCAACATCTATCTTGAAATTCACACCATTTACAATCAAAGAAGTCTTTTGAGAACGCTACTCTTGGTAAAACTTCGTTTGCTTTTGTGGCTTCTAAAATATTCACTGCTTTGTCACTCATCTCTTGTGCCAAACTTTTATTGAACGGAACAAGTTCGTAATATATTTGACTTGTGTTTTTATTCAACACGGTAAATAGACAAGGATGTTCTGTTAAGTTCATGTAGGCTTGATACAAAGCTATCTGGGCTGCATAAACTGGATTAGTTCTAGCTACGCCCTTCATCATAAATTCTCTAAACTTTTTATCATTGGCTGACTTATTCTCCCACAAACACGGATACCCCATGTCCACAGGACCTCCACATATTACACCATCTATATGACCTTTGATTTCCCCATCTGCGATAGAAAAACCAAATTGTTCGCCTTTTTTGTCTTCTGTACGCAAATCAAAGTTAGCATTTTTTAACCATTGTGCAACAGAATCTTCTATTTCATGTCCAAACTGAAAGATTCTCAAGGTATTTGCACTAAAATCACGACCTTCATCAGCCTCGTAACCCATGTATCTATACTGTATTTTTCTGGAACATGATTCGCCAAGAGACGAACCACCTAAGTAAGTTCTTTTCTTACGCTTACTGTTTTCATTTAAGATAGCTTCATCAAGACATGATGAAATCATTTCTGTTATATCTTTAGAAGGGAGCATCGCCACCTCCTGACCATGATTTGTCCGAGTGTAAAAAGTGGATGCGAGCAAGGTATTCTCCTTCATAAAACAATCCTATGTCTGATGACAATTGGATGTTAGATATTATACCAACAACTTCGTCTTCTGACAAATCAGACAGTTTTTTATCCCAGCCTATTTCCGAACAAATCCGAGCAAACCTCTTTAATGGATGGTCGTCTGACATTCTTCGTCCTCCTCAATATAAAATTGTAAATCAAATACAGCTCCAAAGTAATGAACAACAGCCTTACAAGACACTACATCATCAAAATCATCACAAGTATCCATAATGGCATCGTTAATGTATTCGATTAGTTCTTCTTTACTACAGTCCAAATCTATAGGAACAAACATTTTACCTTTTTTCTTAACAGTAGGATTTTTAAGTAAAAGAGTATAGTCAACTCTAATGCTTGCCATCCTTTGCCTCCATAGCTAAAGCTCCATATCCTATTATGTCTACATAGCTATCTTCATGGTTAGGAGTTTCTATCAATCTGGACAACTTAACTGCAATCATACACTGATACACTTGTTCTACAGTTATTTGTTTTTGCAATATAACTGACCACATCTTAGCTATTCTCAAATGATTCTGATAAGCATCACCATAATCTTTAGCTCTGTCACCTGTTATTAATTGTTCGGCTTTTTTCAGTGCTTTACTTCGTTGCATCCTTTTCTCCTATTGTTATAATTTTTGTATCTATTTGATCTTTATTCCAAACATAATTCAACCAGCAAGCTGCCTTGTACTTGTTCCAACTGAAATCTATTGGCTTTATGTGAACACCATAACGTCTCAACATGTCTGATTGTTTTGGCGTTACAGCTTCATTTAACCACCTCTTGCCTTTCTTAGCGGCATCACTATCTTCAATCTGTCTTAGGAAGTCATCAGCAGATGCTATGGCTTGTTCTTTAGTGCCAACACTAACTACTCTTAACTTGCCTCCAGTACGCTTTACAATAGCTATAGATATATCTTCTAAATGTGCAACTAAACCAAAGCCATTAAAACCGCTGGCACTCATACAAGCACCGTTGTTAAACAAGTCAATCCATCTAAACGGTGATCTATCCATAAGATCAACTTCAGTCATTACAAAGTCTTCTAATGCTTCTTTGCCTTCTGCACCAAACTCATGTCCACAAATAGGACACTCACGAGATGATAATGGCACTTCTGACTGACAACTAGGACAAACTTTAACGGGAGCTTCTCCAGCTCTTTGAGCTTCAGCTCCTTCAAGATTAACACCTTCATCTAATGATCCGTGTGTAAGTACACTAGTTCCAAAGTCTAAAACCACACAATCTTTCTTGATTACGTCTGGATGTTCTTCTGGATCTATTGTTCGCAAGCCACGACCAATCATCTGTACCATTGTAGATTTGTATGAACATGGTCTTGTAAGAACAATACAACTAACAGGTGGGGCATCAAACCCCTCTGTAAGCACAGCTACATTAACAACAACTTGTATGTCTCCATGTTCCAAGTCATGTAGTATTTGCTTTCGTTCTTCTGACGGAGTTTCTCCAGTGACCAGTTCTGCTCTTACATTTGATCTACGATACTCATCACATACGTCCTGTGCATGGACAACTGTAGAACAGAACACAACTGTCTTTCTGTTTCCCGCCTTGTCTTTCCATTCATCTACTATCTTCTCGTTGATAGCTCTCTTATTCATAATCCGTTCAACTTCGCCCATGTCAAAGTCTGACACAGTTCTGCGAACATTCTGCAAATCATCTGTAACACCTACATCAATAACAAATGTTTTAGGCGGTACAAGAAAACCCTCACGAATAAGTGTTCCTATCTCAATTTGATGCGAACAATTATTGAATACAGTCTTTAAACCTTTTTTATCTCCACGATTAGGAGTCGCTGTAAAGCCAACTATCTCTACAGAATTGTTCGCTTCTTTGACCCTGTTAATAATTCTTTGATATGTATCTGCTATTGCATGGTGACTTTCGTCAATCACAACCATGTCAACAGGCTTCATGTTATCCAAATTGTTCGGTCTTGAAAGCGTCTGCACCATAGTAAATATGGTTTCTCCAGACCAATCTTTCTCTGATCCGTCAACTATACTTGTAGATATATTTGGATTAACACGGGAAAATTTCTGTGCATTCTGTCGTACAAGCTCATCTCTGTGCTGTATGACTAATACTCTATCGCCTTTTTTATATTTCTTGCCTACTAATGCAGACAACATAATAGTTTTACCCGCTCCCGTTGGAGCAACAACGATAGTGTTTTTGTGTTTATCAAGAGCTTTTGATGCGTCATCAACGGCTACTTGTTGGTATGGTCTTAGTATCATAGTTCCCTCATTGCTAGATGATGAAAGGGTAGCTTTACGGCACTCGTGCTACCCAAACGAGTTCTAGCAGACGAAGGTCAGTCTTGCCGCTAGATATTCGTAGAAACCTATTTATTAGCCCAAGATGGAGTTACACCACTTTGAGGCTGTTGCACTTGCGGTTGAGCTTGCACAGTCGGTTGCACAGGTGCTGGTGCATTACCACCGCCAATGTAACCTTCTTGATTAATAGTTATAGGTGCAAGCATTTTATTCTTGTCCTCATAACCATTAGTGCCTTTTTCAACTGCAATCTTTATGCAAAATTCCATACCGTTGATTGCATCAAGACTAGGTATTTGTCTCAAAGCATTAGCCTCTGGAGACATGTCAGCAGGACTTAATCCTTTTGCACTGTCAACAAGACCCCTAAGAGTTCTAAGTCCTATCTCTTTAGACATAGACACTCCACTTGCATTCTTCTTGTCACCATCAAAGAACAAGTTATGCCAAACCTTACGCTTGTCAAACTGACCGCCTATGATTGTAAACTCACATTCAATCCATTTTGCAGAAGACGTAGCTGACTGTCTGAAGATAGCATCTTGAGCCAAGTCTGGAATCGTAACTCCATCCATCTGTGGTTTGATGTAAAGTATTGCACGAGCAATAGTTCCATGTGGTATTAGAGAAAAGTCGTTACCCTCATCAGGGGTTATATTATTTAAGTCAAGCATTATTAATTACTCCTTCGTTGCTAGACGTTGGTTGTTTAGCGGGATCAACAAATGTAAGCTCTTTATCTGCTTGCTTTGATCCGCCACTCATTTTAGCCAGAAGTTTACCTAAGTGTGGCTCTTCCAATACATCGAGTTTGCCCGATCTATCTTTTGCTGGATAACCCCACTCATTTAACGTCTGACATACAAAAGCACGGTATGTGCCTGTTGTCTCGTCACCTGTCATAACTGCCATTGTGATAACTTCGTCCACAATACCTGGCAATTCACGACCAGTTTTTGCACCCTCTATTTGTAAGTCAAATAGTTTGCGACCATAATCATCAACTTTTTCATCAAGAATGCCAACAAAAATTACATTCTTTTCACGAATATGTTGTAGATGTGTAAGCCATGACATCATCTCACGACCTTGCATACCATAAACAGCACGAGTATCTATTGTACCGTTTCTAGTTCTATTTTCGGGTTGACCCATGCAATGCTGAAAGCACAATCTACCTGCTACAGTTATACTGTCTACAAATATAGTATCATACTTTTTCATCATTTCAGAAGGATCGCCATACTCTTGCACAACATGATCGTAATGCACTTGGCTATAGGCTTGGTCGTCAGTTAATGATGGATTACCTCCACCTAAAAAACATGCAAAGTCACGACATTCAGCCCATGTCTTAGGACGAATAACATCTATGGGCCACCCTTCGATAGCCGCATCACCCGCCTCTAAGTCCATGAATAATGTAGTGTCTGCATCTAAAGTCCGAGCAAGAGTGGTTTTACCCACTCCACTCTGACCACACACAACGATCTTATGACCTTTTTTCTCAGCCATACGTTGTTCGGCTGTAATTATATTTAATGTCATTATTCTATCTCCTCAAGTTCATAGGTTGTTGATGCCATCTCCACAGTTCTATGTGGCTCAAGAAGAGCTTTGATTGCTGGTGGAGCATTAGTATACTTACGTTCCTCTATAGTAACACTTATCTTACCATAATGCCTTGCATCATCCGCATCCATTTGAGTATCAAGTGTAGTCATAAGACCAGCTTGATCCCAAGAAACTTTCTTCTTAACATTAACTTTCATCTGTAAGTGATTGCTATCAGTGTTAATAATAACAGTACCAAAGTTTTTATTTTGTGATGCAAGTTCATTACGAGCCTCATTGTAATGCTTCGCATCTAATACCTCGTTGATTAAAGCTAGTTCTTTCTTAGCTATATCATACTTTTCTTTAAGTTCATTCCTATGTTGAAACAGATTTTTAGTGTCCATTTCAAAGTAAGACTGAAACATAGTGTCTCGCTCTTTTGTCATAATTGACCTCCTTTTAGTAAGCTAGAACTTTTATATATAGCACTAGTTACAACAAAGTCAATACCTGTTCTATCATTTTTTTTTGAAAGTTAACAATATATCTATGTTATGTATGGCAAGCATAAGTTTTTTCTTTAGCTTAAACTCAGGCGTAAGAACGCCTTTAGCATCTTCAACAATGAATCTTGACGATCCATCTTCGTCTACTAATAAATATGTAAAGTCAGCAATATAATTACATATCTTTTGACCGTTTACATTTAATTCATATTTAATTTGTCTGTCTAATTGCTGTACTGCACCAGCTCTTTCCATTGATTTAAGTTGACCCCAACGCTCTGCTTCCCACCTAGAATCAAACTTTAATCCCATTGCAACTGTCTTTTTTGCAAAATACTTGTTGGGTTTCCCAACTTTTCTGGTTATAATTCGTTTATTATTGTTATACATGGGAGTTACTATAATGGCAGATCCAAAAAAATTCAAGTCAATTGGTATTGATACTGATACTTATCATAAACTAAAACGTATTTGTGATGATGAAAGACGTAATATACGTCAACAAATATCTATATGGGTTGATCAAGATTATAAAGATAGATTTAAAGAAGATGACAATGTTACTCGTTTAGGTTTAGGAACACTTAATAACTAAGCGACTTGTTCCTTAACACCTAAGTCTTCCATTCTCTTTATTAAACGATCAGCTCTTTTGGTTACTTGTTTGTGCCATCTTGAATCTTCCATTTGTATGGCACATTCAAGCCAATCACTTTTAGATATAGCTTCACGAAACTTAACAAATTTGGATAAACGAGGTCTGCCCATATTAAACATCATGTTCGCACAGATTTTTTGTACCTCTTCTGGTAAATCATCAAAGGTATCAAACAATTCTTTACACTCTGATATAGTAATCTCTATATCTTTTGCGAACAATTCTTTAACACGATCTTCTGATATGGTAGTTCCAACTGGTTTGTTATACTCTTCATCCCATTCAGTAATAAGATGTCCGATACCACAAGTCGGTAAATTTAAATGATCGAGGTATACAGAATTAACACTACCCTCATCTCTTTTTATTTCTTCTCTTAATTCATCTATGTTCATGCTGTTTGATTCCTACTTGCTATTGCTTGCATTGATGGGCTTAGTCCTAAAGCTAACGCTGTACTTGGATCAGTAACATCTATAGCTCCAATTCCTGTGTTGTTCGATGCTGGTTGTACGTTTATTCCAGTTTGGTTAGGGCGAACATTTGTTCGGCTTTGGTTAACGCCTCTTTCTACACTTGACCTTAAATTTTGTAACTCTGAGGTTAATCCAGAATTATCAGCAACAGCAGATAATTGTTTTGTACCCTCATTTACAGCTTCTTGCATTAATTGACCAGGTGCTTGTGCGCTGAATTGTGCCATCGCTTCGGTAAACATATTTAAAAATAATTTAGCTCTACCAGCTTGACTTTGACCAGCCGCAGCTTTTTCGTAACTATTCATAAATCTTCTAGCATAAGGTTTGTTTAAAAGAAATTTACCAACAATACTAAAGTTTAAAAGTTTTCCTATGTTTGAAAACGGTGCAGATGCAATGTTAGCGGCTACAAGATCACCACCTTGAGCTTGTTTAGATACAACATTTAATGCTCTACCAAATTTTTCTAACATCATTCCGCTTTCTTCCCCAAAGACTGAACGAAATTTACCGTTTGCACCACCTTCGTTAAAACTTTTAGCAAAAGCCTTCATAGATGAACCGTCAATGAAAGCATCACCACCAAAATCTTTTAAGACGTTATTCATATAAAAGTTTTGTATTTTTGCTAAATCTTCTTGAGCTTTAGCTATAGTTTGAGGGTCTTTGCCTACAGCTCTGTTAGCTCTGTTTTTAAAAAATTGCATAACAGCATCTACAGATTCTGCTTTGGCATTAGGCTTGGCTAATGTTTCAGAAGCCACTAATGGTGTTATAGTCTCATTGTTTAATGATTTTATCGCTGAATTATTTTGAAATTGTGTTACTTCTCTTTGAGCTTTATTTAATGACTCTAAAACGTCTGATAAACTTTTTGGTGCGCCTTCGTCAATTGCTCTTTTAACAGCTTCTGCTGTCATGTTTGAATTAGATGTCATTCTTATTTGTTTTGATAATGCCATGATTTTATCTGCTTGATCACCAAACAAAACTTTAGCGGTAGATCCTAAATCATCTATAGCTTGAGAGAATTTAATACCAGAAAAAGCTAAGTCGTCTGGTAATCCACCGACTGTTTTACCAGTAGCATTATCCATTGCTTCTCTTAACCAACTATTTGCAAGTCTGCCTCTTAATCTTTCAGCTCTTTTAACTCCTAATAAAGCATCTTGAGATACATCATCAGCAGATCGTTGTGTCATTCCTTTAACTGCATCTAAAGCACTTTTTAAAGGTTTAGCATTGTCATTTCTAATAAGTTTTTTAGCAAATTCAATGTCAGGAGTTTTACCAGCCATAATTGTTTTGTTTAAGGATTTTACATTTATATGATCTGCAAATTGTTCAAATAAATCTGTTCCTTTTGCAAAGAAAGCTCTTGATTCATCTATACTATTTGCTGCATCGTCAAGTCTTGTTCTTGCTTGAGGCGTTAACCCTCTTGTTATTTCATTATTAGAGGCATCAGCTAATTCTTTTTTAAAATTAGCACTTGTTAATTTAGCGTCTATTAAGGCTTGAGCATCTCTTAATATTTTACCACCGTTCTTTGTTCCAGTAACTCTTGAAGCATCACCTATAGCACTTCTTAAATTGTATAATTGAGAAAAAGTTGTTTTTTCTCCTAAAGTATTAATACTTTCAATTATAGCTTTAGCCACACCAGCTTTTGATGCAGACTTGGATGCTCCAATATTAGCGTCAAATACGGCTGCAGAAGATGTTTTAACTTCTAATTTTCTAGCTAATTGTTTTAAAGTTCCTGTGTTTAAAAAAGCTGCATCACCTATTACATCTTCTAAAACATCATCTACTTTTCCGTAAAGATTTGAATTTATAACGTCAAATGATTCAGATGATTTTTTTAATATACTAAATATCTCATCATTTATTGGAGTATCTTTTGTTGTTGCTTTACCGAAAGTACCAACAATTCCATCTAATGTTTCTAAAACATCTTTTTGAGCATCTTTAGCAGCTATTTTTAAAAGTGCATTATCCTCTTGAACACCTTTTGATAATATTTGTCCGACTTCTTCTGCGGATGTTTCTCCAGCATCACCAGTTAAATTTCTAAAATAGGTAATACTTTTTAACATATTATTGTAATTGTCTCTTTGTTTTTCAGTCGGACCTATAACCTTTTCAGCAATCTTTTCTTTTCTTGACATGATGCCTGATGCACCCATAGAACCTATGCCTGGTGTTAGTCCAGCATCTTCATAACGACCTATAATTTGTTTGCCTTGTGCATCCAACAACATTTTATCTGTGCCGTCTGCATTTTTAACAACATTTCCTAATTCATCTAATATTTTTAATGGTTCGCCAGCATCATCGACAACAGGAACTCTTAACTTCATAGACTCATAAACAGCTTTTGCTTCTTGTGGTGGTAAGTCTTTTAATCCATAAGTCATACCTTTACCTGTTTTAAACAAAGCACCTGCTACACCAAATGTTAAATCACCAACAAATCCTATGGCTGCCTCTGTTCCTATATCTTTAGCAATGGAAGCCGCTGATTGTTTGGAAACGCCAGCAAGACCCTCTATGATTTCTTCAACACCTTGACCCGCACCTGATCCAAATCCAGCGCCTAAAGCTCCACCTAAAATAGTTCCAAAGCCAGGTGCAATAGCAGTACCAGCCGCTGCTCCTTTGATTGCACCAGTGACACCACCAATAAGTTCTGGAGCTATGCTGGCAAGGTCAGCAAAGTCATATTTACTAAATCCTTCTTCATCTATTAATGTGTTTTGAGTTATTTCTTGACCTACTTTTAACGCTCCTTCAGGTGTAAGAGCTAATCTTCCACGATTATCACGCAGGTATTCGCCTTCTTCTATACCAAACTTAGCTAGTATTAAGTCTTCTTCTTCGTTATTCTCTGCCATAGACAAGGCAGCTCTTAACGATCCACTACTTATACCAGTTCCAGTATCAAACTTAGGAGCTTCTTCTACTGTTTCTTCTGTTTTTGAAGTTTTAGTCTCTAAAGTCTTTTGTCTTATCAAACTTTCAATAGCAGCTTGTTCAGCTTCGTTAGGCTGATCGCCTTCTATTTCAACATCAAAAGATTCATTGGGTAATTCAATTGTTATTAAAGCCATAACTAATCCTTACTTTGTCTTCAAACTGTAAATCATTCTTCCGTTTTGACCCATTCTTACATTAAAAGCTCTACCTGTTGTTCCAAACTTATATGTTTCTGTATTATTTGCATCTTCACCTAAAACACTCATAGCTTTTTTATATTGAGCTTCATTCATATAACTGTCTCTATCTCTAAATGCTGTAAATACATTTACAACTTGATCTTCGCTTTTTTGAAAAATAGCATCTATCGCTGCTAATTTTTCATTAGCGGCTTGTGGATTTGTTAATACTGCAACTTCACCAAGTAATCTATTAACCATCTCAACATCTTTATTAGAAATACCATTTCCAGTTTCTTGAGTTAAAAATCTTTTATATTGAACCACTAATTGATCTCTTAATGTTTTTGATAAATCAGATCTTGAAACACCCTTCTTTAATGTAAATCCACCTCTACCATCTGATAAAACTTGATTTTTAAATAAAGTTTCAGGTTTTATGCCAAGAGCAACTCCTACATTCTTAATGCTATCACTAACTATTTCAAATGCAGGAATTGTGCCTGATTCTAATAATTGACTATTTAGTTTTCCAATATTAGCTAATGAATTTCTAGCTTGTTTTATGTTTCCAAAAGCATTTTTAAATCTTCTTATATCTTCTGGAGCATTATTAAAAACAGTTACACTACTTCCTTCACCCGCATCTTTTTTAAAAGATTTACTATATGAAAGATTTCCTTGCCCATCAATAGGTTCAATTTTTAAAACTTTACCAGTTAATTCATTAGCTTTATTACCAGCTTTTATCATTGCTGCTCTAAGTTTAATTGTTTCAGTTAATTCTTTTTGTTCCATTTGATTTAAATGATCTTCTTTCTTTAAGAACCTATTCTCTGCTTTAGTTCTAAATTCTTTGCTTAACGCACTAAGAGCTAATCGTTTCTCTTTAGCTAACGCTAGTTTAGTTTTTTCATCAGCTTGTGTTTGTTGTAGAGCAAACTTACCAGCAGCCACTTGACCAGCTCTAGCATCATCTTTAGCTTTCTGAAACGCTGGCATAGCAGCTTCACCAGCTTCACCAACAGATGTAAGTATGTTAC